TTTTGCCTGATTGACACCCCAGGTTGTAACTTCATTAATGTACTGTTTCGTTACTCTTCTTTTGACTTCTGGTGCGTGTGTTTGTTTTTTTGGCTTCACCTCAAGCATCATTGTCCTGTGTTTTCCGTCTTTTGTACGCACTTTGACCAGAAAATCTGGAAAATATCTGTGCCACTTTCCATCAACCGGCGATATATAAGGAACAATCATTTCCTCAGAAGCCCAAGATATAATATCTGGATTTTTGTCGAGCCAGTTCATCACCCTACATTCCCAAGATGAACGATAAACAATATTTGTGTGATCACCCACGTATTTTTGTGGATTTCTAGGTCTAAAAAGACCCTTGTAAGATGATTTGTATGACATATAAATATTATGTATGCACTCTGCAAACAAGAAATAAGGTACTAAATGGCAACAGCAAATACAGCCACACAAACTGTTTACAACGAAATTACACAGCAAGTTTTTGACCCTTCGGCTGGTCCTGCGGCTGACCTGTATAGATCAAAATATACAGTATCATCAAATTTCTCTTTATCTTATCCAAAAGATTTGGAAAGTTCAAGAAAAGGGCATGCTGTTTATTTTGATATATATGAAATTAATCCTGTTTCTTTGGCAGAAACATTAAAGCCCTTTGGTATAAATTTAGGTGCACCTGCGCCTGCACCTGTTACTAATGAAAACGGTGGATCTACAGTCACTGATCCCGATCAAATTACTACTGAAGCTTTAAAATCTGGTACTAAAAGTTTTTTTGAAAGAGTGATTAGTCCAACCGCAGTTAACATTGCTCCTAGAACAAAAGATAATGCCGTTGCAACCATTGCATTGTATATGCCGGAAACACTCAATTTTACTTATGATGCAAACTATAATAGTTTAAGTTTGTCATCGGCTATAAATTCTACACCCATATCTAGTCTCGGCCCAGGAGCTATAACGTCTATGATGGAAAATTCAGCTGTTAAGCTGGCAATGAGTGCTGCAGGATATGTTTTTAACCCACAACAACAGGTATTGTTTGAGGGTATAGAATTTAGACCATATGAAATGACATTTACTTTTACTCCAACTTCAGCTGAAGAAACCAGAAATGTGAATGCTATTATAAAAACACTTCGTTATCATGCTGCACCACAAATAGGTGGCGTGGGAGGATTTTTCTTCATACCACCATCGGTTTTTAATGTTTCTTTCCGTTACAATGGAAAAGTAAATCCAAACATAAATCTTTTAAAAAGAAGTGTTTTGAAAAACGTTAACGTGAATTATGCACCAAATGGATGGGCAGCTTTCGAGGGTAACGGTGCACCAGTCCAAACAGTTGTGTCACTTCAATTTCAAGAAATCGTTCTTGTCGATAAGACTCAGATCAACCAAGGATTCTAATGAGTTATTTTGCAAAATATCCAAAAGTAGTTACTACTCAAAAAGATGGCACAAGAAGTGTCATGGTCAATTTATTGACCAGAAGTAGCATCATACAAACTCTATTGGACAATCCACTCCTATTCTATAGTTATGATATACAAGATGGTGAAACACCGGAAATGATTGCACATAGATATTATAACGATTCCTACTTTTACTGGTTAATTCTCTATGCAAATCAAATAAATGATCCACAGTGGGGGTGGCCACTAGATCGTGCATCTTTCGAAAGATACATTGTTGACAAATATACAACGCAAAATCCATACTCAACAATACATCATTACGAAAAAATAATTACACAATTCGAATCATCAACAAGAACCACAACGGTAAAAAACATAACTATTGATGAAGACACATATAATACTTTGGCACCATCGAAAACGGTTTATCAATTTCCAACGAGCACAACAACGATAACAATTTCGAAAGCAGCGATAACGTTGTATCAATATGAATTGAATTTGAATGAATCAAAAAGAAACATCAAAGTCATAAAAAAAGAATTTTCGGGAATAATCAACTCACAATTTGAAACATTAATGTCGGAATAAAATGATTGACTCACCAAAAAACGCAGCTTTTTATCCACAAAGTGCAAGTGTAGATGAATTAAGAATCTTTGCATCGACTGGCGAGTTTGATGTAACCAAGCTTTTTACGGAACTGTCTTTTTTTGAAGACATGTATAGTTTTGTTGTCTCGGGTTATGTTATAATACGTGATGGTGTTGGATTGGTGGAAAAATTACAGTTGTCTGGTAAAGAAGAGATTCAAATTAGTTTTGGTCAAGTAAAAGGTGGATCAGAAAATATTGGTAAGTTGCCCGGAAATTTAAAGAAATATAGAATCTATTCTGTACCAGATAGAAAACCAGTTGGAAATCAATCAAGTGAGTATATAAAAATATATTTCTGTTCAAAAGAATTGTTTGAATCTGAACAGAAAAAGGTAATAAAATCTTATCAAGGTAAGGCAATACATCAAATTATAACTGACATTCTTTTGACGCAATTGAGAGTTGATCCTAAGAGATTAGACTTACAAAATTTTGAAAAGACAGTTGGCGTTTATAATTTCGTAATTCCAACTCTTCGACCATTCGAAGCAATAAGTTGGTTGTGTACATATGCGAAACCACTAAAAAATGGTGGCCAAGGTGCAGATATGTTGTTCTTTGAAACGAAAGATGGTTTTCAGTTTAGATCAATTTCCAGTATATACACAGATCGACCATACAAAACATATACATACGATGTAAAAAACATCGAAAGTCAAACTTTTCAACAAAAAACAACCTCTGTATTGGACTACCAATTTGTCAAAGATTTTGATAGTTTGAATGAAATAAATTCTGGTACATTTTTGAACAGAGTTATGGCTTTTGATCCATTAAATAGAACAGTTACTATTAACGATTTCGATTATACGAAATATACTGGTGCAAAATTGAATAAGGGTTCACCAACAGATACATCGGAGTATAAAGATCCAAGAGGTACTTTGAAATTGGTTGTGTCCAATTCAAATCAAAAGTTGAAACCCACATTTCAAAATTTGGATGCTTTTCAAAAGAATTTACCACCAGATGTTTTTATTCAAGAAACTGTGAGAAACAGAACTGCACAACTGGCTTTAGCAAACTATACAATTCTAAAGATTAGAGTGCCAGGTGATACAGGTTTAACAGCAGGTTCAGTTATCAATTTTAATCTACCAGCTTTAGACTATAAAAATGGCCGAAAAGAATTTGATAAATTTTATTCTGGTAAATACTTAGTGACAGCTGTGAGACATATAGTTCAATCACAAGGTGTGTTTCAAACTATTTTAGAAATAACTAAAGATAGTTCACAAGGAATATACGTTGATATACGTAATTAATGGAGAAAATTGAATGGAGAATTTTTTAGGTAAAGATGGACTAATTTGGTGGGTTGGAACTGTTGAAAACAGAATGGATCCTCTTGGGTTGGGAAGATGCCAGATTAGAGCATTTGGATGGCACACTGATGGTAGTAAAGATGAGGATCAAAAGATACCGGTGACTGATTTGCCTTGGGCATTACCAATCTATCCATGCAACAATCCAAAATCCTTTTCTTCTCCGGAAGTAGGTGATTGGGTAGTTGGTTTCTTCTTTGATGGTTTGTCAGGTCAATTTCCAGTGATGTTTGGTGTTATTCCTGGTTTTCTACCTACAGCAAAAGATAAAAAAGTCGATGGCCGGGCTTAATCATACACTGGGGTTATAAATGGTAACAAATGTAAAAGAAACAACAGTCAACGTTGGTGGTTTTGACTTGTTGAATTTCAAAATAACAGAAACTTATCCACCAAATTCACCATTTTCTGGCGTTTTTGCAAAGCCGGGTGTTCAAACTACACCAGCTTTGGCTAGAGGTTATGTTAAAGGATCAGCAATCGATCTAATGAACAAAAGACTATCACACGTTTGTGATTTCAGATTTATCTTTAACATTGACCTTTTTGCATCTTTGGGTTTAGTCAATCCAGTTGCTGCAATACAACGTGCAATTCGTAATGCCAAATTGAAAGCAGCAATCCGCATGAGAGATTTGTTGCAGAAAGCGATTGAAGTTGTCAAAAAAATAATGAAAGCAATAACTGCGGCATTAAATATTGATCCTTCGGGACAAATCTCTTTAATTGTTGATTTTGCTAAAGATACAATTAGAAGAGTAAATCAAGCCATTGAAGATGTTGCTGATGCAATTGAAAGTGTTTTGCAATGGGTATTTTTTGCACAACAAATTATTGAATTGATAAACTGGATTAAAAGTCTACCAGAAAAAATCAAAAATTTATTATTGGCTTGTATTGCGAATTTCACAAATTCACTACAACAGGCAGTCGATAGTATAAAATCTATTCCGAGTCAAATTGAAACCGCAACAGTTGGTGTAGCAAGAGATATTGCCGATCAATTTGTTGGTGCGGTTAAAGAACTTGAAGAATCTACAAGAATAGAATTCGATAAAGAATCAAAAAATTATTCTCCAGAACTTTTGTCTTTAATAAACGATCCGACAGAAGATAGTGCCAATAATTTTATAACATATATAAATCAAAACACACCAAGTGCGAATGCTGCGTTTGCGAATACAACCGGAGCATTAATGGAACAATCTTCTTCACCCTAATAAATTATGGCAACAACAACTGTAAAAAGACCTGATGGAGTATTGGCGTGGACTGAACCAGAGTCTGCTGCAAATAACGAATATCAACCAGTATATCCGTACAACAATGTAACACAAACGAAGGGTGGACATTCATTTGAAATGGATGACACACCAACCCGTGAACGAATTAGACTTCAACACAAGTCAGGAACATTCACTGAAATTCATCCAAATGGTGATGAAGTACACAAAATTATTGGTGATGGTTATCACATCGTTCTGGGAGATCACAACATCTCTATTGGTGTGGATGATGGTCAATTATCAAAAAAATTAAACATCACAGTAAATGGTGATGCCTATTTCTATGTAAAAGGTAATAAAGTCGAACAGATTGATGGCAGTGTTGAACAGTACATTAAAGGCGATTACACACAGACTGTACAAGGTATACACACTGTAACATCTTTTGGTAATATGAAGATTAATGCTGGTTCAAATCCTGGGCTTGTTCCTGGACTACAAAGTAAACTAACAATCAAAACATCTTTGGTTAATGTGAGTGGTGATCTTCAAGTTGAAGAAGCTTTGTCATCCGGTTATATTTTTTCTAGAGGAAGAATAGATGCTGGCTTGGGTGTTGCTGCTGGACCATATGGTTTCAACTCCCTTCTTGGTGGTATCTCTATTGGTCTACCAACTCCAGCAATACCAGCCACGATCATGTGTTCTGGTCCAATAACTTCATATTCAAGTATGTCTGCACCACTTGGTACTTATGGAATATCATCATCGATACTCGGTTTCGATGTTATAAACACATTGTTGAGAAAAGTACACACACATATCGCAAGAGGTGGTCCAACTAGCCCACCACTTCAACAAGAAACAACGATTTAAGGACTATATTATGGCTGGAGTATACGCACTATTACAATTTGACACCACGGATCCTATTGCCAACGGTGCGGTAGAAGAACTGAGTAAATCGGTTCAGACACAAATGAAAATGATGCCAAAGATGATAGAACCTTGGCAAGAAGCTGATTTGATTTCGGATGAACAAGAACAATATTTTGTAAATCCGATGGCCAACATCACCAATACGATTTGGTCTTCAGCGAATTCTTGTGTTGCACAATCTTTCAATCCACTTGCAACCGCAGGTTCAGGTGGTGCATCCAGTTATTGGGATGCAGCCAATGGAAACATTATTGTAACATTCAGTAATCCTGGTGTCCAAAGTGTTATGAATGTCGCTTTGATGACAGTAAAAGAGCTCTCAACAAACGTGGCAAACAATTTTATGATACACACAAATCGAATATCAAATGTCATTCCATTGGATTTCGACATAACTTTACCACATTATGAAACTGCAATAGGTTATGGAAAAATGGTAATGTATATTACCAATCAAACAGACAATATACAAAACAATTCACCATTGATTGGTAGTTTTTCAAGTCTATTTCTAGCAAACACACTTGGTGATTATGCAAACTCGTTCATTTCGATTAATAACATTTATCTAGGTTCTATCGTAAGCAACGTTTCTTCATTAAGTTTGACGGACGCAAACCAGTTTTCAAATGCAGCCAACCTAGTTTCCAGTACAATGAATACTTATAGGCAAAAAGACACTACCTTTTTCCAAAACTCACAAATGGTTGTTGAGAGATATAATGATGTTAGTCAATTCAATAGGGTCGGTCAAACCGAACTGTTTTTAATTAATAACTACATCGGAACTCAGAATTTGAAGAATAATCTGGCAAACACGGGTAATACATCCTAAAATTTCGAAATTTTTCGTTCCGGCCCAAGAATTTTCTCCGATGAAACCAAAAGTCCAAAAAAGCATTTTACTTTTCGCACATAAATAAAAGATGGCACAAACACTAAACAAACTATATTCGGACATAGATTTCACCTTCACCAGAGTACCGGTGACTGGTGATGTTGCCGTTAGTTATGATTTTCAAGCTGTCACACGTTCGGTCAGAAATTTGTTGCGAACAAATAACTATGATAGACCTTTTAATCCTGATCTAGGTTCAAAATTGAATGCATTATTGTTTGAACCGATGAACCCTTTGACGGAAAACAGTATACAAAACGAAATTGCTCTGATGCTTGAAGCCTATGAACCTAGAGTAATTTTGCAAAAGGTGAATGTGGAAGCGGATGATGCTAGGAATGCCTACAATGTGACAATAAGTTTCTTCTTACAAAATGCTACCACACCAACATCAATAACAATACTTTTAGAGAGAAACCGATAAATGGCTGGAGCAAATAGCAATATTCAGA